CTTCGAACGGCAACTTGAAGAACTTCTGTCTAAAGTCTGCGATGAATTTCTGCAGAGTATCTTCATCCTTCGACATGATGATATTCAACGCATCGATGATGGCCTGACGACAAACAGCAGGAGTCGAAGACTTGACTGCTTCGATCCCCATGATCTTTAATTTTGGCTTAGAGTATCGCACACCTTCAGAATCATGAACGTTGAGGATATATCGTTTCTTCGCAGTCCAGATGCCGCGATCCGCGATGACCTCACGCTTCATGTTCATCTTTTGTTGGAATGACCCCATCCGAACAGCAAGATCCGAATAGATGCGATCAATAACTGGTTCGATTTTCTCGCTAGCCATTTTATCAAGGAAAGAAACAATCCGATCTTTTGAAACTTCTGAGTGGTTATCTGTCTTTCCTCGTTCTTCAAACACCATGTGTACAAGTCTATCAAACGAGATGTAAAGTGAATCCGTATCCGAAGCAATAACATAATCTTCTCCGTCAGTCTTTAGCAATTTGTTTAGATACTTGTTTATCTCATTCTCAGCCCAGCGAATTGAAAGCTGACCACCAAGAGTGATCGCTGTAGCCTGATCAATATCGAAGAAACGAAAGTGAGGATTACCGATCGCACCGTAAGCTGAATTCAACTGAACTTTCTTAGCGAGCTGCATATTTTTGTATCGAGAAATATCCTTGGATGCTTGCTTATCTTTCGTCGCCTCGTATTTCTTCTGTGCTTCGATCATCTTATTCTTGTAAACAACACGATCGTTGTACATGCGTTCCATTATCTCAGGTAGAAATCCCTGTTTGTCTTTCTTGAAAAAACAACCATTAGCCGCGAGGCCATATCCTTCTGGTACTTCGGGAAATGTTCCTTCAAGCAATTCATCTACACTTGTTCTAACTTTCTTTCCATGCAGCAACGTTTCTGGTGAGATATTGTACTGCATGATGAGATGTGGATACAGAGAGTTCAAGTCAAACGACATAACCCAGTTGTGTGCGCCAACCTGTGGATCCTTCACGAACGCGCCAACATACGCTTCATCTTTACTTCCGCCACCCTTGATAGGAACAGCGATCTTCTGCTTGTAAAGATGATTATGAATGATCACGTCCCACATACGAACTTGTGTGAACACATCGAGGAGCGTAACCTTCGCGTCGTACGCGAGCGCGAGAGCCATGTCGATCAGTTTCATCTTGTCGTCGAGCTTTTCGACGAGCTCAACATCTCGAATGTTATACTCGATGAATCGCTGGAAGTCGTTCATGTAGAACTCGTGCAGCGTATCGTAGTCGTATGATAGCTTGCGCTCACCAAGTTCAACGAAGCCAATGTGATCTAGCTTGTAGCTTTCTTGTTGGCTATAAGTGAACTTCTGATACATCTCGAGATAGTCGAGAGTAGCAATACCACCAATGTTGTACACAGTCTGTTCTTTGAACTTGGTGCGAACCTGACGTTCTTTGAAGATCTTCCACGGTGAGAATCGTTTGGCTTCACTATCACCAAGGACAGCGCTCATGCGGCGAACGAGATATGGAATATCGAAGAACGTGACGTTCCAGCCAGTCACAACGTCTGGATACTCGTTACTCCACTCGCTCAAGAACTTAGTGAATAGCTCTTTCTCGTTGTTGCAATGATTGTATTGAACATCATTGCGATTCGTCGTGAACTCGCCGTATCCCCACACATGGAAGATGCCGTCTTTCTTCAGCGTGATGGCTGTGACAGTATCTGATGCGCGTTCTACAGTCGGGAAGCCATTCTCAGAACTCACCTCGATATCTATGTACGCGACTTTGATAAGATCGCGATCATACACAATCTCATCTGGATACTCTTCGTTGAGATAAGAGTAAAGAAATCGCGGCATACCATAGACTGCGAAGTTGCTGACTTCATCATACTTCGCGATGAAGTCTTTGGCGTCTCGCATACAGTCGAACGGCACAGGATCAAGCGCAAGTCCACGGATATCTTTCCACTCAGCGTTTGGACGCTTAGACGGCAGATACATCGTGGGCTTGTAGGGAATCTTTTCTGAGAAGGCTCGTCCGCGATCATAGCCGCGGACGAGAATGGTGTTTCCGTATTCGAGGGCGTTAGTATAGAACTTCATATTCCTATACTACCATATCAAGACGCAGTTGTCAAGATCCCTTTCTTGGGTAATACAAGTCCAGAACCAAAGTTCTGATTGTAAGACTGTTCGATCTGATCATCTGGTTCGTATGTGAACAGAACGTTGCGCGGATCCACGATGATTTCTTTATTCTTGGCCATTGGAATGAAATCAACGAGAGCCATCTGTGCTCTTCCAGATGCGGAAGGCTGCAACAGAACAGCTGCAGGTTTCAATACCCTAATCATGTTTCCAGCGACACCAACCTTTCCAATGATCTCATCTCCATTGAGAAGACGGAGCATCATGATGGTTGTACCGTTATCTTCACTTGCAGCATTCACAGGATTCACATTCATATCATTTCCTTACTTCGTTACGCCTTGAATCTTTTCTTGACCGCGGGACCATGCGGCGATACCAAGGACAGCACCCATTGCGAGATGGAATAGACCAGCGCCTTGCAGCGTGAGCGGATTCCATTGTGTAAGCGGCATCTTTACCATGACTTGGGCGACAGACCACATGATTGGAAAGATCGCCATATCAAGAACGCAGATAACCATATAACACCAACCCATTGCTGGACGCCATTTTTTGACCATCCAGTCTTCATTTTGTTTTGCATTCTCTGCTTCCCACTGCTTCTTTTCAAGTTCAATCTTGGCAAGTTGAGCGGCTTCTGAAAGCTGAGGAGCAGCAGAAGCGACAGGACCAGAAGATCTAGTCGTAGTCTCTACATATGTAGTTGGGATCGAAGCAGCTGCTCCCTTAGTAGCAGCAGGAATTTGATCCATAGCAGGTTTCGCGACGATTGGCTCGTCGTCTGTTGTTGTATCGAATTTTGGCATGGTGATTTCCTTATGCGAAGATTTCTAAAGCAGCCGCATAATGTTCTTCACGATCCTTTAATCCTATAGTTCCACCATTGATTTTCTTAGTGACAGTAAGAACGTCACCCTTATCTGCCCATTGATTCAGTTCACGGGAATCCCAGAACCATCCAGCAGACCAAGCAGCACCTTCTGCTGTTTCTAACCATTCAGTCGCTTCAGCCAGATCCATGTTCATGTCTGTTGCGAATGCTTGATAGTTGCTCTTACCTGTTAGCTGGATAAGACCACGCCCGCAATAACGATATCCGTCTCCAGACTCTGGAGGACCGTTACCCATGCGATTGGCGTAGACTAGATTCGCAATTTTCTCGGGTTGCTTTGCGTATTGATTAGGATCTTTGCCACGGAAATACTTTGGAAAGATCTTTACGAGAGTCTCAGCTCTATAGTTCAGATTTTCTTTTCTTGCTCTCAGTCCGCCAGATTCGTGACCGACTTGAGCAAGGAACATTGCGATACGGTTCTTATTATTGATTTCGTAGAACTCCATCACTTCGTTGAGTGGCTCTACAAACTCCTGAACGATGTCTTCGTCCGTATCCTCGAAAAACTCATTCAGTTGGTCGAATGTAACTAATGCCATAGGACCCTCCTTTCAGCTGTATTTAGCTGTACGGACGGTTTCCCATGATCTCGCGCATGAGAGTCTTTGTTTCAGTGAAGATTTCGTAAATGAAATTAAGCATTTTGCACCAGATGTGTCTTATATGCAACATAAACGATTTCTTCGCGATATATACCAAGCTGCTCAAGCTCGTCGTCAGATAGCTTCATCAGCTCGATGATTGTGTTATAATATCGAAATGTGCGTGTGAACCATTCGGTCATTGTGGTCTCCTTAGACAGAAAAAAGCTGGGCAGCGAGAACTGCCCAGCGCATAACAAAAGGTCCAGTCGGACAGTTAGTCCTTGATTTCGATCTTCTTTGGCTTCTGATGCTCGGGAATCAGATTCTCGAGCCACACCTTAAGAATGCCGTTGACAAGCTCTGCGTTCTTGACTTCTACAGTATCAGCAAGGGTAAACGAGCGAGTGAACGCACGTTCCGCGATTCCCTTGTAGAAGTAGTACGCATTAGCGTTGTCTAAGTCGTTGGCGTCCTTCGTCTTACCGGTCACAACGAGCTTACCGTTATCCATTGTCAGCTCGATGTCGGTCTTTGCGAAACCAGCAACAGCCATCTCGATAACGTACTTGTTATCAGCAACCTTCTTGATGTTGTAAGGTGGATAGCCTGGAAGACTCTTTCCAAGAGAGTCAAGTTGTGAAGAGAGCAACTTGAAGGTCTTGTCGAATCCTACTGAGAGTGGATCAAACTGACCAAAGATGGAAGGAGTTTGTGCGTAGTCGTTCTTTGCCATGATAGATACCTCCTGTTAGGCAAGGTTACAATCCGTGATCCTTTCGGCATCACATCAGTATATATAAGCGGTGCAGCGGAAAATGTCAAGGGTTGAGCACAAATAATATTGCAGGCGATAAATGAAAAAGATAGCTGTAACCAATCCTATGTTTAGCGATTGGCTACAGAGATCTATCAGGAATCTGTCAGTCGATCGACCTCTTTTTCCCAATGTTGTACTTAGCCTCTAACTTCCACTCATTCTTTTCTTTGTGCGCCAATATCTTGATCTGATTAAGCGGAGCAATAGGATCTTTGGTGCGATTGTCATCGACGATATCAATCAGATCCCACTCTGCCAATAGATTGGCGATGGTGTTACGGCGTGCTTTATCCTCTTCCGAAAAGTTAGTTGGCTTTCCGTCGAGGGCAAATAATTCTTTGAAGTGAACTATGTAATAGCGTCCTTGCTTATGCAGGATGTGACAGGACTGAAACAGAACCTTGTCCCTCCGAGAAGCTACGCCAATTCTAGTAAGGGTCTCACGTATCTTTAAGAAGTCTTCCGCAGATCGCAGCTTGACTTCAACCATTGATTCAACCGATGCATTCATACCTTTCCACCTTTATCGAGTGCTAACTCGATCATGGTCAACTGCTCATCGGTCAAAACTCTAAGCGCCTGCTCAGCCTTTGAACGACCATAGCCGAAATGCTCCATGATCATCTCGACGGCCGCGTCTGGGTCTTGTTTTTTCCACTTGGAAAACCTCTTACGCTTCCGCAGGCTATTTAGTAAATACTCGTATTGCCATCTATATCCAGCGGCAGAACGCATGTTCATCTCGTTCGCGTGAAGAATCGAGTC